CATCGCTACGGAAGGAGCATCTACCTGTGTAAATATATCAATGGTGACCGTGCCGATATTAAAGTCTAATTGATCTGAAGGAGCTATTACTCCAACACTACCTTCTCCTGAAACTGTTACTCCAGATAATGCTGCACCTATTGTAAGTGCTGTTGGGTTTACTAGAGCAGTTGCCTCTGAAACTTCTAATGTCCCTGCTGCTGAGGTCATTGATAGACCAGTTGCAGAAACTATAACACCTGTTCCGACTGATTGAGTTGTTGTTCCTAAAGATGTGGACATTGAAAGTCCACTTACATTAGTGATAAATTCTATATTCTCGTTCCAAGCAAAAGATCCCCACGATCCTCTACCCCATCCTGCATCTACAGTTCCTGATCCTGATTCATCGCCTACTGCAAAAGAAACTGTTAAACTACCTAAAACAACCCCTGCCCCCTCTTCAATAGCTAATGCACCAGATAATTGTGTTTCAAAAGAAACACCAGTAGGTGATACTACATGTTCAGGTTCGGCAGTAGGAGTTCCTAAAGTGGATGTAAGTGTAACTGGAGAAGGCGGTACAGAAACATCAGCAGTCGCTGACGCTGTACCTAACGCTGTTGTTGACGAAACACCTGTAAGGGTTACAGTGACAGAACTCTGTTGACCCCAAAAGCCTTGTCCCCACGTGCCCTCATTCCAAGCATCTGCCATGGTAATGACCTCCTATATTAAGATAATCTTAATATAGCACTTGAAGCATCGTTAGTTGGGAATGCGATTGTGAATGTACCGTTTGTTGATGTCTTTACACTACCAAAATCTAAAACTGCAATAGCTGCATTTGTATTTGATGATGATCTATTATAGATCAAAGCTGCTTGAGCAGAAATTGTTGCTGAAGTAAAACTTACGTTTGCAAAGTCAACAAATGCTGTTGATGCTGTTGCGCTTGTTTTGGTTAAGCCAATGGTTGCACTTGTTAAAGTTGCTCCACCGCTAGTATATGTTCCTGAGTTTCCAACTTCGTTTGTTGCTGAAAACGCTGTAGTGTTTCCGTTTAATGTTGCAGAGCTTGTGTACAGAGCAAGATTGATTGTATCATTATCAATATCGTGATCCCCTGCCAATAACTCCTGTTTAAAGGAAGCACAGACTGCTTGGTTTATTGCCATTTTTAACTACCTCCTGGGTCTACTGATCTTAGGGGGAGTCGTAATACACCATCACTGTACTCATCCCTACGTTTACGTCCCATCTGCTCTTGTGCAAAAAGCTGAAGAGCTTGTTGGAACTTCTGTGTGTATAATTGCATATCTTTGTCATTTTTCAAGTATGAAAATGCTTCAGACAGCGTTCCATACAACAATACCTCCGAGGCATTGTTGGATAAAAATGTTGTAGTCGTTGTGGATCCAGAACCGTTTCCTAATCTTTGTGGAGTTTCGTTGTACCACATTTCTACTGTGTAAGCTGCGTTTGGAGTAGGAGCCACCACTAATTGTGTTGCATCCCAGTTAGCCCAATACTTTGGCTTTCCTGTAAAGTTTGTATCAGTAGTTGATCTTTCTGGAATATATTCATCTATGAAAGTTGTATCTCTTTGTTGTAACCAAGTTCTAGTTCCGTCAGTCTCAACTAACTGTAATCCTCTAGCAAATTTAAATCCCCCCTCAGGACCACTGACATCTAAAAAAGCGTTGTTGGCTTCAAAGGTTGTTGTTGCATATCTTCTTTGGTCATCACTATCAACCTCTCTTGAAATTTTATTTTCTGTATTTGTAATAAAAACATTTATAACTGTATTTGTTAAAACATCAGATGTAACCTCTGTATAGTTTCTTACATTATCTAATAATTCAGAATAATTCATGATATCTCCACGGTCACTGTACCAAGAGTTGCATCAATAAGCAACTCCCTGCTTATTGTCGAGGGTGTCATCCCATCAGATGTAAAAGCAGAGTCTCCAGGTGCACCAGCAAAAACAATAGTTGGTTCTAGTCTATCTGGTCTAGGATTTTGTAACGCTTCAGGATCAGGTTTTGAATACGGAGGATCTAGTTGCGGATGTTTAGGTTCGTAGCATTCAGGACAAACAAACAGTCCATTCCACTCTTTTTTTAAATCTAAATAATAATATTGAAAGCCACATCTATCACAGATTGCTTGCGATTCTTTTCCAACTGCAAAAGCCATTTTTAAGTCCTAAAAAAGTTTTGTGGCACTAGGTGAACTGATGTTCTTTGACCATCTTCTGTTAAGGCTCTTTGTAATTCGTCTTCATAATATAGTTTCATTTCTTGAACTCTGCCTGGATTGTGTTTCTGTGCTAAATAAAAAGATAGGCCAGAAACCATGCAAGGTAAAAATCTGTATGGTGCATCGGGTGTTTTTGTGTATGCCCCTGCATCCTCTATTCTTGCTAGATAAAAATAATTTATTTGAGTGTCAGTTGTGTTTGGAGTTAAGTATAAATTAATTTCAACATTAGCTAAATTTCTTCTAACATAATATTGCGTTGGAGTTCCTTGCGAAGATTTGTTTGGTATTGCTTGATACTCCGATCTTGAAACTTTTGTCATGGTAGTGTCTGTGCTACCATTTCTAAAAACTGCTTCCAATACATCACTTGTATCTGCTGGAGCAGTGTATGTGGTTGATCCTGCTACGAGGTTTTGTGTGTGATTAACGACTTTCCAAAGATGAACACCTCTATTACCCCATTCAGATAACAACAGATTTAAACTTCTTCTAGCTGACTTTAAATCATAACCAGTTCTAACTTGTCTTCCAATTCTTTCAAAAGACTCCTCAATAACCTCGTCAATGTTTAAGTTAAAATCTGTTGTACCTGATGTAGCCATTTCAAATTACTTCTTCTTCATCATTCCGCCGCCACGTTTTTTCATGACTTGTTTTTTCTTGGCCATACCGCCGCCCATCATTCCCATTGCCATAGCTTTTCTTGGAGAGACTGCGCCGCCCATTGCCATTTTCTTAGCTGCCATACCGCCGCCACGTTTTTTCATAACTTGTTTCTTTTTGGCCATCATACCGCCGCCAGCTTTTTTCTTAACTTGCTTTTTTTTGGCCATACCTCCGCCTCTTTTTTTGAGGACTTGTTTTTTCTTCATCATGGTGTCACCTCTTTTTGTTTAGTTTTTCATACGTATGTTGCCTCTCGGCTACTACCTCGTTGTAGTATTCCTTAGGCCATTTCTTATAATAGCCTATCTTATGTAGTTTGCAACTTGCATCGTATAACTGTTTAAACTTTTGTATAAGCATCATGGAATATTCTAAATTCCCATGAGCAACAGGCTCATCAGTAGGGTCACATAAAAACTCCTGTTCCTCTGGATCAGCTGGTGTTTCGGGGTGAAAACCCATAAAATACACATCTCGTCGATTATAAGTTTTATTATAAAAATCTATTTTTTCTTGAAACTGATCTGGATTGTATTGTTCAAAAAAAGGATCACAATAAATTATTATGTCGTGTTCCTTTTTATTCCACGACTTTATTACTTTAGTTAGATGTTTTTCATACTTAGATTTGTCCATACGAACTTCTATTCGCAATTTTTTGTCTTTTCTCCACTTAGCTGCAAAAGGGCACGCTGGGAAACCTATGTGTTTATTAACTGGTTCTAAAACAGTCTTAGACCAATTAATTACATCAAGCTCTATTTTTTTTGCTAGTTTTTTTCTTGACAAAAGTTTTCACATTAGTTGGTTTACCACCAACTCCTTGAGCTACTGATCTTTTTCTTGATACTGCGGATCTGATTTGTCCCTTAGTCATTCTATTCGCTTTTGCTGCTGGGACACACTTAGGATACTTTCGTTTTGCGTCTCTCTTTTGTTTTGTTCTACCACACTTAGCAAAACTACCATCTTTTCTTCGAGTGCTTATATCTCTCCAGTCTTGTTTAAACCACTCTTTTAATCCTGGTTTAGCCATTTAAACAAATTTTGTAGTTTTTCTTTTGTTTGCCATAACCGCTCCACACCCTCTGGCTATGCCGCCTTTATTAAATTTAGAAACTTTCTTACGCTCTTGGGATATTTTATTGAAGTCTATGATACCACCATCTGCTTTCCCTGATGGTTTAGGTCCTCTAAAATCTTTTCTTTTTACACCACTAGGATCTTTAATTTTACCTGCACAAACTTTTGATGCATAGGCGTTGGCATATGCGCTAGGGTAAACTTTAAATTTACGCTTTGCTGCGGCTTTTCCTCTTGGGCATAACTTTGTCATTTTTCTTTTTCTTCCTTTTAAACCTTCCGGGCTTCGTTATTTGTTGTCTCATTTGTGCTCTGGATATTGGCATGAGTGCAACCTACACAACCACATTCGATGCATGAAGATCCACAATGACATTTACAGTTACATTTTTCACAATCTTGCATTTCCATCTCACATTTTTTACATAGTATGTCACATCCATCACACATTTAAAAGTCGGAAGTTTTAATTAAAAACTCTTCTATCCAAGCGATTCTATCATCCATATCTAATATTTTAGATTTAATTATAGCAATGTCTTGTTGCATTTGTGCAACACTATCGGCTTTCTTTTCGACTGCATTTAGCCTCTCAGTAAACATACCCCATGTCATGCCTATAGTTGCAATAAGCACAACATAAGGCAGGACTGTTTTCATCTCTATCTTAATCGACATACACAATCCTCGTCTGTTTTACAATTACACATTATGCACTCCTATTTTGTTTTAGCGGACATACCACTTAAAGGATTATTTAAAGCCTTATCTATCTTCAAGTCAAGACTTTCTTCTAATAATTTCATTTCATTAATAAGTTCTCTATTGTCTTCTTTTTGCCTATCTTCCACGTCATTCACGACCTCAGTTATGTGACGTATGTCTTCAGCTTGTTGACGAAGATCGGCCTTCATATCTGAACGCATGTCACGGGCTACGTCACTGATTATGGTTATTTCTTGCAATATCATATCTATCTCTGATTTTAATAC